GATATTGACAATATCTCTTATGTGGTTAAAGCTTCGCATTGGAAAACTAGTAAATATGAACCAGGTATTCTATTATCTGGATTAGATGGAGCACTTGCTGAATTTAATGAAACATATATGGAAGGTAGGATGGGTCTAGATATTGATGATATTTATGATTCATCAATTAACTTTAAAAGAAAGAATTATGCAAATAAACTTGACGGTAAAGTTAAATTGGTTGGTAATAGCATTAAATCTAAATCAATGCCAACATATATTGAAGAATTTATAAATGAGGGGGTTGGTTTATTATTAGATGGTAAAGGTTATGAGTTTATTGAACTTTATTATGGTACTGTTAATAAGATTTATAACTACCAAATTCCAGCTATTAAAATTGCATCTAAATCTAAGGTTAAAGTAACATTAGACAATTATAAAAATAATTATTGTAACCAAAAAAATAAAGCTGGAAATTCTAAAGCTAGACAAGCGCACATGGAATTAGCTCTTAAGCATAATTTAAAGGTTGATATTGGTGATGTTATTTACTATATAAACACAGGTACTGCAAAATCTCACAGTGATATTAAGGCGGTTAAGAATAAAGAAACAGGGACTGTTGAAGTAGGTTTTAATTGTTTACATATTCCACAAGAACAAATTGAAACAAATCCAGATATGTTAATGGAAGATTATAATGTTGCAAAATATTTAGAATCTTTAAATAATAGAATAGAACCATTATTAGTTTGTTTTCATCCAGATATTAGAAATAAAATTTTAGTTAGTGTTGAAAAAGATAAAAATACAAAATTAATCAAGCTCCAACAAAGAAGTGTATTTACTGAATCTGAATGTTCTTTAGTCTCTGGTATGCCAATAGAACCTGAAGACCAAGATGATTATGAGAGAGATTTAATGCAAATGGAAGACCGTGAAATTAAATTTTGGTTATCAGTGAATAAAATACCTAATTTCATAGAAGAAAATAAATGGTCTGAAATAACTGAAGATTATTTAGAAAGAATGAGAATTGCTAAAATTGAAGGTATTGCTGATGAGAAAAAAGAATTGATTAGTTTATTTAAGAGAATGGAAGTTAAAGATTACAACAGAATTAAAAACTATGGTAAACTACCAATTCAAATTGATAATTTAATTGGTTTGGACGGTGATAATAATTTAATATCTATAAAGTGGGGTGAAATACTATTTGATTCTTCAATTATTTTTGAATATGAAGATGATGCAAAACAAAGAGCCATTTGGTATTCTTCTGTTGAAAATGGTGCTGATAATAGATACGAAATGTGGTTAGATTATAAAGCTGAAATGGAGGCTATGTCTGGTGATACATTAACAATATCATCGTACAATATTCCACCATATGAACCAGAAGATGAAATGGTCGCCGAAGGTGATGTTATTTATAAAACTGAAATTGAATTAGTAGAACCAGAAGAACAAGGTGAAGAATCCGATTGGAACTTCTAAAAACAAAAAAGGGACTTAATAGTCCCTTTTTTTATTTAACCCAAAGTCCTAATGGTCTAAATTTTAATGCTCTATTTAAATATTCAGCTTCATTAGCTGCCCTCTCTAATTGTGACGTACTAGATAATCTTAGTAATCTTTCATCTAAACGTTCTAGAACTGTTTTTCTTTCATCATTACCTTCAGATAGTAATGAATCATAGTCCATTGTTCTTTCTGCCTCTGGCGGACCTACAATACCCCCAAATTTACCTCTAGTTCTACCTAATGCTCTTTTGGCTTCAGCAACAAATAATTGACGTATTAATATTTTTGTTGGTTCATTAAATTTACCATATTCTAATTTAGCTAATGGAACATCGTTTGGTGACATTATAATGTCTGGGTTTGCTAATCTACACTCATCTGGGTTGTCAGTATCATAATAATAATACCATACTTGACAACCTGTTAGATTAATCCCACCACCAACTCCTTGATTACCTATTGCACCACCAAAACTAAATTTAGAACCTGGCGTACTTAATAAATGTAATAATCTGGTACCATCTGGTCCTTTAGTTATTTTATAAACTAATTCACTTCTAAGTATTCTATTTTTTAAATTAAAATCTGAAGCTGTTAATAATATATCATAAGCTGGTGCTATAAAGTAGCCACCCATACCAGCACCACCCATACCAGCACCCATTGCACCACCACCAGAACCCATTTGTGCAAAACCACCACCTAGACCATAATTAAGTCCACCGTAGTTGGCAAATAACGCTCTATCAGTAGTTGGTGGGGTAACCCAAAGAACTTCATTTATTTCACGTCCAGCTGGTATTTGATACACTTGTCTTCCAGCTTCTACGTTTATATAATCTTTTTTGAGTTCCCAAGGTCCTCTGGTTTGAAGACCGACTTGTTTTGAATAGGCAAAGGTATATTGTGTTGAAAAATCTAAACTTCTAACACTTAACGCAAATGCCATATCAACGGTATCCACATCTTTACCAAGTAAAGATTGCCATTGGTGCTCAATTAACCATTCTTGTGTATATTGTGCATAATCTTCAATAGCAATTTCAAGTAATACACAAAGTTGGTCATCATCAAGTTCAATCTTTCTGTTTGGCCAACCCATTGATACCCTAAACTGTTCGAATATTTTTATTTTATCATCTTCAAGTAAAGACATAATAATTTGTTTATTAATAAATATTCAGTAATTTATTAATAAACAAATTATTTATTCAAAAATTTCAAAGTTAGTTCGTAAGCTTCTTGTATTGTTTTAAATGATGAATCAGGTGCTAGAAGTGTTTTGTTAACTAAAATAACTGGAACTGATTCATCTTTTGTTATTTTAAATAATTTTTCACATTCAGCTTCATGCTCATCAAGTGTAATATCAACAAAAATATAATCTATTCCTGTTTCATCATATAACCCTTTAAGTTCTTGACAGTAAGGGCATTCATCAAATCCATACAATCTAATCATGTTTAATCGTTTTATCTTCTATTATATAATCTATTATTTCTTCAACGGCATTATTATTACTTTCATTTCTAGTCATAATTTGATTTATTATGTCTTTTTTTCTATTTAAAGTACCCCACATTCTACTTACAATGGTGTCTTTAAATAAATTATAATAAACCGTCACACTATTCTTTTGTCCAAGTCTATAACTTCTATCTTCCGCTTGTTCTGAATTACCAGGAACCCAATCAAATGAATTAAAAACTACGTATGTTGACCTAGTTAAAGTAATTGCAACCCCAGCTGATATAATATTACCTATAAATACCATAGGACCACCTTCTTGTTGAAATCGGTCAACTGATTTTTGTTTTTCGGATTCACTCATTTCACCATAATGAGTTACACATTTATTACCATAATATTCAGCTAATTCTAATAATTCATCAGTAAAACATGTAAATATTATTGCTTTATGACCTTGTTCAATTATTTCATCAACCAATGCTGTAGTTTCTAATATTGTTTGCATTGCAATATATTTTCTTAATAATCCAAGTTCTACTAAATCTCTTTGTACTGAACCTCGCTTTTTCTTTTTTTGTCTTTCTATTAAATAATCTTCCCAAAGTGATTCATATTCTAATCTTTGTTTGCTAGTCATTTCAAAATAATTTGGTACTCTAATTTTATCTGGCATATCTAAAACTTCGTCTTTCATTCTTCTTAATAAAATATTTCTAGTTTTAATTGATAATTCATCTAAATTTGAGGCACCGTCTGTTAACCATATTTTTCTTTTTTTACCATTTTTTAATTTTTGAGTAATTTGTTTACCTTCGCAATATCTTTGTGCGTAAAATTTCCAATTATCAACTAATGGTGATTTTATTAATTTTAATAAATTATAGAAATCCATAGGTCTATTAGCTACTGGTGTTCCAGATAATAACCACACTTTTTTTATACCATAATCAACACATAATTCAGTCATAATAGCACCACGAATACTTTTATGGTTTCTTAAATTATGAGCTTCATCAATTATACATAAATCAAATTTAGCGTTTACCAAATCTCTAAGTTGTGGCATACCATCGTTATTATCATCTTTTAATGTGTGGAAATTTTTTAATATATCAAAATTAATTATTGTAAATTTTGCTGTTGACCATCTTGAACCACTAATTATTGCAGTATCATACTCTTTAAAAAAATTAATTTCTCTTTCCCAATTTATTTTTGCTGAAGATGGACAAACAATTAGTATTCTTTTTGCACCACTTTCTAATGCTGCAATAACTGATTGTAATGATTTACCTAAACCCATATCATCAGCTAATATTGCACCAGTTCTACTTAATAAAAATTTAA